GACGCTGTCGGCTGGCGCGTCCTTGACTTCAGGCGTCGGCGCTTCGTTGCCCCACACGTCCCATCCCGGGGCGGCTTCTCGGGCAAAAAGCTCGATGCGGGGTAGGTCTCCCATCAGCTCGACGATCTTGTCGCGCACTTCGGCAGGCTTTTGACTATGCCTGCGCAGCGGTGAGAACACGAGCTGACCGACGCCGGCGCTGATGCGCTTCGGCTTTCCTTTGATGGCGATCAGGCAGGGCTCGGTATTGCCTCGAGTCCAGCGGCCGAGGCCGAAAAAGTAGCCGTTTCCGCTGCGGTTCTGCTTGATCCACTGGAAGGCGATCGACTTGTATTTGAAGCCCCACGCCTCGATCAGGTCGAGGGCCTCCTGCATCTTCGGGTATGTGGCCCACATAAAGAGCACACAGTCGTCAGCAGCTATACCCCCCCCCCGCAGGGTTGACGGGGAGCTGCTTCAGCTCGTTGATGCTCATGGTCGCGTACTGCGCGGCAGCCGCGCCCGAGCATCCGCTGTCGCTGTAACTCCACGGCGGGTCGGCGTAGATGATGCTGTATTTCTTATCCGGGAACGGGATCACGTTGTTGCCTCCTTTCCGAGCACTTCCGACTCGATGCCGTGCAGGAACTTGATGAAGCCGGCCGTCGCCGGTACTTCGTAGCGGGAGAGCTCTGCGTGCGTCATGTACTTGCGGCCGTAGATCTCAGCCATGTCGCGCCAGACGGGCCACGGCACGCGGTAGAAGTCCGTCAGGCTCACGGAGACGAGCACGAAGGCGATGGCGCCGAGCTTGTGATGGGCCTCGAGGTCGTCCTGCTGCTCTTGAGTGAGCCGGCGCTGCTCGATGCGCTCGTCGTCGGTGTGCTTGGCCTCGAAGTAGATGCTCCGGCCGCCCTTCAGGGTGCCGCCATAGTCCGGCTGTGCCTGCTTGGTATAGCAGGCGAGGAACTGGCCCTTGCGGTTCTTGGCGCCGAGGGGCTTCATGGGCTCCGGCGTCTTTTCGATCTTGGCGAGGCCGCGGCTGAGGTAGTAGTCGCACGAGGCCGAGATGATATTCTCGAAGTAGCCGCCGGCGACTCTGGCCTGCTTGCCGCGGAACTGCGCCATCATGTGTTTTTCGGCTGCGTAGGGCGTCGGGTCGTTGTAGCCCTCCGCGTTCTTTCTCGGGTCGTACTTCGTCACGGCGTTCAGCCTCCGATCTCGATGTGGACGCCCGGATCGGAGATCAGGCGGTCGGCGAGCTCGAGGATGACGCTGCCATCCAGCTCGATGCTGATGGGGCCGTGGTCGAGGTGCTGGTTGCAGACGGCCATCGCCCTGAAGGCGGGCAGGTGCAACGTGACGCTGCCGATGTCCGGCTTGTCCTCCTCACTGTTTTCCAGCTCCTCGTCAGACTTCAGCTCGCTGATGGCCTCGAAGCCGTTGCGGACGGGGATGCCGTGCGCCTTGGCGAGCTCGATCTCCGCGGCCATACCGGCCGAAGGGTGGTCAATACCGAAGGCCCACAGCTCGGAGCAGCCGAGCACCAGCTCGCTGCCGATCTTCAGGGCCAGCTCACGCTCCTCGGGGACGTTGTCGTCCATGAACTGCGTGAGATAGATGTGCGGGGTGACGGGGATGACGCCCTTCTCCACAGCCGCGCGGCTGTACTCCTTGGCGCGCTGGATGTTGTTCTCGTAGTCCCCGCGGCACGGGGAGCAGATGTAAACCTTTTTCATATTGTTCCTCCTATCGTGAGCGCCAGCTCTGGCCGGTGAGGGTGATGCCCCTGCACATTTCCATGAGCCGGTCGATGGTGGCCCGGGCCGTCATGCTGTCGTGGCTTTCTCGCGGCGTCATGCGGTCGATCAGGGCCTCGGTGTCGTAGTTGGTGGTCACTATGGTCGGCAGGTATGCCTCATAGCGGCCGTTGATGATGTTGTAGACCGTTGAGATTGCCCACTCGGTCGGCGGCTCCTTGCCGATGTCGTCGATCACGAGGAGCGGGACGGTCTTGTAGATCTTCAGGACGTCGCTCTCGCTGCCGCCGGTCGCGGAGTAGGTGCGCTTGATGCGCTCCAGCAGGTCGATCATCGTCATGCAGATGACCGGCTTGCCTTGCGCGATCAGGTGGTTGGCGATGGCAGCGGCGAGGTGGGTCTTGCCGGTGCCCGGCGGGCCCGCGATAAACAAACCGTTGCGGCCGGGTTCCTGACGGCCGGGCTGCGGCAGCATGGCGTCGAAGCCTTCGGCATAGCGCCGGGCGGCTGCCGCTGCTCGCTTGTTGTCGTCGGTGAGCTGGAAGGTGGAGAAGGTGCGCCGCAGGAAACGGTCGCCCATGCCTGACTCGCCGACGATGCGCTTGATGCGATCCCGCATTTTCTTCTCCTCCTCAGCCTTGGCAGCTGCGGCCTCAGCGGCTTCGCGCTCTGCCTTCGCCTTCTCATAGGCAGCCACGGCCTCGGGGCAGGTGCATCGCTCGGCTCCGTAGGGAGGCCAGAGGATGCGGTTGCCGAGCTGGATGCCCTTGTGGTAGCGCAGGGCGCCGCAGAACTCGCAGGGGACGGGCTCAGGGACTCCGGGACGGCCGGCGAGGCGCTCGTCGTTGCTCCAGATCCAGTTACCGGCGTCACTCGTCGTCGGCCGGCTTGAAGCCCTTGCCCCAGTCTCGGCCGGAGCTGTCGGGCTGTTCAGGATCTCGCTGATTTTCTGCACCTTCGTTCACCTCCTCATTGTCCCAGTAGCCGCCGTTGAGCCATGTGCTCGGGTTCGGTATGTAGCGTCCGTTCTCCCGGCGCCACTGGTCGCTCCGCTTCTGAGCGTCGACCGCCTGCATGATCCTCTCGTGGAGCTCAGCGGTGGGCTTGATCTTGTTCCACGCCTTCAGAGCGTACTGCTTGCCGGTCTTTTTCGGGTAGGCTTTCCAGAACTCGAGAAATCTGGCCTCGACGAGCGACTTCGTGCCGCCGTCACTCCCCTCGTCAGAGGGGGAAGGGGGTGTATTACCTTCTCTTGTCTTATCTTCTCTACTCTGGTCTACTCTGCCTCCGGCTTTCTTGCGGCTGTTTGCCGGTCGTCCTGCGGTCGGCGTTTGGTCGTCCGGCGAGGCGTCGGCAGACGCCGCAGCAGCGGCTCGGCGACTGCGGGAGCGCTCTTTCTCGGCTTGCCGCTGGTCGATCAGCTTGCCGGCGTACTCGTACCAGTCATGGATCTCGAGCGTCCCGTCCTCTTTTTCGTCGATCCAGCCCGCCCGGATCAGCGTTTTCGCCAGCTTTTCGGGGTCTCCGTCCCACTGAGCAGCCCGCGAGATCATGCGCGGCGTGATGTCGACGAGGCTGCCGGTCGGGGCGTTGTCGAGGGCCCACAGCCAGAACGAGACGAGCAGCCCCATCATGTGCGGCGGCTCGACTTCGAGCTGGTCAGCAGCGTCGAACAGTTTGCGGTGATCCTTGAGTGTCTGATGCACTTGCAGCCATGCCACGGTCGTCACCTCCTTTCTGTGGTCGTTTGTTTGTGGCCTGCTTTTGGTCGTCTGCCGGTCGTCCGGCGGTCATGTTAAAAAGGAAGGTCGCCATTGTCCTCGATCTCCGTGAAGTCGCCGGAGCCCTCAGAATAGCCCGGATCGGCGAAGTCGCTGCCAGAGCTCTGGCCGCCGTCCTTCTTGCTGTCGCAGAAGTGGACGGAGTCGACCGTGATCTCGACGGCTTTGCGGCGGTTTCCGTCCTTGTCCTCGTAGCTGCGGCTCGTGAGCTCGCCCTCGACGAGGACGAGGCGGCCCTTGCTCAGGTACTTGCAGACGAACTCGGCCTGTGCGCGCCATGCGACGCACTCGATGAAGTTGGTGATCTTCTTGCCGTCCTTGGTCTTGCGGCCGGTGTCGCTGGCGAGGGTGAAGCTGGTGATCGCCGTGCCCTGCTGCGTGTACCTGAGCTCAGGGTCAGCGGTTAGACGGCCTTGGAGGCCGGTGTGGTTATACATTAGGCGTTTCCTCCTTGCTGGTTATGCTGTGCGGCCGCGTTGTCGAGGGACGTGCAGATCTCGTCGTACTCTTGGCGGGTCAGGGTGGCCGGATCCTGCTTTTTGTACTTCTCCACGATCCGGGCGTTGGTGCGCTCCTTGGTCATTCCTGCGGCCTCTGCCTTCTTGTAGAGGCGCGCGAGCTGCGCGTCGCTCAGACGGCCGGAGCCCTGCCCCTGACGGCCCTGTGCGGCCTGCTGGCGGCCTCCAGCGCCGGATCCTTTGCCCTGCGCGCCGAAGTCACTGTTGTCGGGGTCGTCCTCGCCTTGGTCGACGGTGAACTTCTCGAAAAGGTAGTATTTCAGGGCGTAGGTGTGGGCCGCGCCCTTGGCCTTGGCGGGGTCATCGTTCCAGCCGACGGCGTGGACGGTTGCCTCGATGGTCTCGTCGTCGTTGTCGAGGTTCAGCCAGCGGATCGTCAGGTCGGCCTCATAGAGGAACATGAGCTTGTCGCCGTTGCGGGTCTTGGTCTGCATGGTGATCCAGTAGACCGGGTCGCCGTTCTCGGCGTGGCGCGTGGCCTGCTCGCTGATGACGTCGAAGTCGACGCCGAGCTCGTTCATTATGGGGGTGATCTTCTCCCACACGTCGTAGATCTTGGCGTACTTGTAGCTGACGCCGTCGCTGTGCTGCTTCTTGACGATCTCCGGGCAGGCTTTCCGCATTTCGACGAGCTTCTGCCGGAGCGTCAGACAGGCGGCTTCAGGAGGGGCCGCAGCAGC